TACAAAGTGGGACGGTGCTCCTGCTATTGTGTTTGGGACCAACCCTGCTAACAACATGTTCTTTGTTGGCACCAAGTCTGTGTTCAACAAAAAGAAAGTACTCATCAACTACACTTACGATGACATTGCGAAGAATCATAAAGGCAACGTTGCGGATATCCTTCGTCTATGTCTTCGCTATCTTCCTCATATCAGTGGTATTGTCCAAGCTGATTGGATCGGTGTCGGTGGTGGGACTGTTTATTGTCCTAATACTCTGGAGTATCGCTTTGCCATTCCGATTAATCAACAAATTATTCTAGCACCTCATACTTCTTATACTGAAGTTTCTCCTGATGCTGAAGCAACCATTGGTGTCACCCTACAATCAACCAACTATGTTCGGTTCATTGACACAATGGATTCTGAACTCAAGCGCCCCAATCTTCTGAAAGATGCTGCTGAGATTGCTGCCATGATTCCGTTCTGTAAAGTTGCACATAGTGTAGAACTAAAGAAGCATCTCAACAAGTTCGTTCGCACTGGTGACCTCCCTAGTGCCGAAATGTTATACAATACACTAGATGCTAAATATAAGGGAGAAGTTAATGTGACTACCTTTAGGGTGTGGCATAAAATCTTCAAACTGAAACAGCGTCTACTCGATGCGATTGTTGTAAATGGAAATGTTGAATGTTACATCGATGGAGAACCCGCCAGTCATGAGGGGTTTGTTACCGTTTCAACCAATCCTTACAAACTTGTCGATCGATTGACCTTTAGTAAAGCAAACTTTAATCTTAGTAAGAATTGGTAGAATGAAAAAGTTCAGTGCTTTCCTAACTGAAGCCGAGAAGTCATTTGCAGCAAAGTCTGCTAAAGCATTAAAACTTCAACATATTGGGTACGGTAGATATGCCGACTCTGCGGGCACCGTCACCCATATGTCGAAGGATGGAAAACTAGTAAAACTACAACCAGGTGAAGAACCTACCCCTACGCAACAGAATGGAGAAGAAGAAACTGGAGACGGCGAGGGTAAGGTCGATCAAGGCGCAATATCTATTACATTTGGAAGATTTAATCCACCTACTGTTGGTCACGAGAAACTTCTTGCAAAAGTAGCAAGAGAGGCAAAAACAAGTGGAGGAGAGTATAGAATATACCCTTCAAGGTCGGAGGATCCTAAGAAGAATCCCCTTGACGCGGGTACGAAAGTTAAGTATATGCGGTTGGCCTATCCAGACCACGCGAACGCAGTTGTTGATAATCCCGACATGCGTACTATTTTTGATGTTCTCAGTGCCCTCGATGCTGACGGGTATAGTGCAGTTAATATTGTGGTGGGAGGTGACAGGGTTAGTGAGTTCAACTCACTCGCACAAAAATACAACGGAGACCTATACACCTTTGACGAAATCAAAGTGGTAAGTGCAGGTGACCGTGACCCTGATGCTGAGGGTGTTGAAGGTATGTCTGCATCTAAGATGCGTAAGGCAGCAGTCGAAAATGACTTTGATACGTTTGATAAAGGAATCCCCGAATCCTTAAGCAAAAAGGATAGAGAGACGCTATACTTGCTCCTACGCCAAGCGATGCAGGTAGAAGAGTCTTATGATGATTTTGCTGAAGCATCCTACTCATTATTTGAAGTTGCTCCTAAGTTGGATCCTCAGGGTCTGAGAGAAGCATACTTCGATGGCGGGTTGTTTGAAGTAGGAACCTTTGTCGAAAATGTTAACACAGGGATCATTTCCAAAGTTGTTAGTCGTGGTAGCAATTATGTCATCAGTATTGATGAGCATGATAATATTTTCCGTACCTGGTTGAGAGACTTACTAGAGCGTAACGATATCAAGTTGTTTGACTTTACCCCAGCAGGTGAGATGGGTACTGACAAGTTGACTAACTACATGAAAAAGTTAACACCTGGTGAGTTTATTAGGAAGATAAATAAAAAGGACAAGGACGCTTAGTAACATGTATTCAAACGACCTACCAGATATGTCAGATGCACTGAAACAAGTGCAGATGTATGAAGCAAAGAAAAAAGGAGACGGCAATCTCGCTAATAATGCCGTGCCTTATGACAAAGTAACTAAGGCAGACATCATCGTTGGTGCTGTTGGTCGTGACGAAAAGGGTGGTAAAGCAAAACCTAAAGGTCATGACTGTGCAAAACTTGTCAAGTATGCTCCTGATGGTGGCGTAAAAGAAGAGTTTGAAACCATCCCCGAAATGCACACGATGCTTGAGGATGGCACCGTAACTCACTATGATATTACTAACGGCGAATACATCTACGAGAATGTCCCTGTCGAAGATCTTGAGATTCTGATTTCTGAGAAGCATGAGCACTTCGACAACTATGACAAGAATGCTGAAGTGCTTGGTGAAGATGCCAAGTATGACCGCAACCGTAAGAGAGCAGCAGAAAGAGCCGCAGCAAGAAATGCTGCCCGTGCTGCAGGTAAGACTGGTGTAGTTCCTGGTGTTGGTTATGTATCTCCTAGAAGGGAGAAAGAGACCTATGTTGATTCTGCTGGTGTAACTCGTCATAAGTCTGGTGCTAAGAATGAAGAAGTAGAACAATACGTTGATTTCCTTATTGATGAGGGATACGACTGCTCTGAACTTACATGGGAAGACATGTTTGAAGAGTATGAGTCTCTGGATGAGGGTCTTCGCTCTGCAGTTAAGAGACTCCTTGGTAAGAAGGACAAGTCTGCTGAGAAGAAACCAGAAAGCAGAGGTGAGCAACTGCGTAAGAAGTATAATGTTGGACCTGAAAAGTCTGATACTTCTGCTAAGAGACAGATTCTTGACCGCACTCGTGCAAAGGCAGAGAGAGATAAGGCAGAGTTTGGCGGTTCTCGCTACTCCAAGTCTGTTTCTGATAAGTCTGCAGCTGCACATGAACGTCAGTTGAAAGGTGGTTACAGCAAGTATGGTGCTGATGACCGTCGTGGTAGTGGTAACAAAGCACGTAAGAGAGCAGCAGCACTCCAGAATAATGCATTTGAGTTCTCTGATGCAGAATGGGAAGAGTTGGCAATGCTCGGTGAAGAGATTGATGCCATGACCGATGAGCAACTCATTGATTTCATGGAAGAAATCATTCTTGAAGTTGCTGAAGATGACCAAGACCTCCTTGAAATCTGCGAAGCACTTGAAGAAGTAGAAGTTATTTCTGAAAGAGTTGACCCTAAAGAAACTCAGCGTCGTAGAGACCAAGCAAAGGATAGACTTGCAACTGGTTCTGCAATGAAGTCTGCTGCTGAAAAGTCTAGTGCTCCTTCTGGTCCTTCCAGACTAGAGCGTATGAAGTCTGCTGCTAAAGGTGCTGCTGAGCGTGTTGGTTCTGCTGCTAAAGCAGGTGCTAAGATGGTCAAGAAGGGTGTTAAAGCAGCAGGCAAGGCTGCTGTTTCTACTGCTGGTAAAGTTTCAGGCACCTATCAGGGTGAGAAGGAAGCAGCAAGAATCAAGGCAAAGCGTGCTTCTATGGAGAAGACTCCTCCTAAAAAGAAAGAAACTTCTTCTGACGACGATGGCACTGGCGGTAAGTTGGATGCACTTCTGAAGTCTACCCGTGGAACTTCCAGCAGTTCTGATAGCGGTTCTAGTGCTGGTGGTGGCGGGGCAAGCAGCAGTTCTTCTGGTTCTTCTAGTTCTTCCAGCAGCGGTTCTACCCGTAAGGCTGTTGGCGGTGCTCTGAAAGCAGTTGGTTCTCTTGTTAAGAAAGGAATCAAGAAGGCAGTTGGCAAAACTGCTCGTGTAGTATCTACTGGAAGCAATAAACTTGCTAAGCGTCTCGGTGAAGACTATGAGCAAATTGCACATCTGTATGAGTCTGGTCTCTTCTCCATTCAAGAGATTGAAAATATAATCGAAGAAGGTTACAAGGAGATTGACCGCGACAAAGAAAACAGAATGTATCGTCGTGCAGGAAATCTTGCTCGCACTTCTTTATCTTCTACAGGTAAAGCAAAGCGAGTTGCACAAGACAAGTCTGCTAAGATTGTAAGTGCAATCACTTCTAAGAAAGAGCGTGAGCGTTTTGACCGTATCGGTCAGGACCCCAAGCATCAGAATAACTACGGAGGTTGATATGCTGAGTTTTAGAGCACTTTCTGAAAAGAAAACTAAAATCAAAATCAATCCTAAGCAATCTGAAATCACTGAAATGGAAAAGAATCACGGTGAAGACTGTGATTGTATGAAGTGTGAAAAGAAGCGTAGGAAGGAAGGTGGCGAAAAAGAAGTTGCCACTGAAGCAAAATATTATGACCCTATGGAGGATGATACCTTTGACCATGACGAAGCGGAAGCAACTCGTGGTCAGTCTGGTAA